TATTTTTAATTGGTCTATTCAAAATGTATTTGTGAGGTAGTAGTTCTTTAACAAAGTAATTGAGTGAGCTATACACATCTGTTTCAGTTGAACCTTCATTTTTTATTGAAGTCCAAAGCCAGTGCGAATCGTGATTATCCAAGAAATCACATAGACCAAAGAAAATACTATCTTCAGGTAATTTTCTACTATGTGGTTGAAGGTAAGGTTGAATGTCTAACCATAGTTGGTAGATGAAGTCGTCTTGATTTGCCTCAAAGGCACCGATTTTAGTTTGTGGTTTCATTTTTAATTTTATTTTTGAATAGTAATGCGATTTGTTCGTTGGTGTATGTTTGTTTGTTTGTATCTATTTGTTTGGTTTTGTCTTTGAGCAAAGATAAAGTAATTTCATCAGTTTCCCAAAATCTTTCCTTGAAATAGTTATTAACTCTTTTGACGAAGTTCGGTGTCTTTATGTTTCGTTGAAGGTAATGTGGAACAATAAACGCCACACGCCGTTTCTCTTCATCAGTTAATTCAGTCCAAATCATATCATATGCCTCATCTAATCCCAATCGCTTTTCTTGAGGGAATTGATTTATAATGTCCTTGAATGCTTTGTCCTTCTCCCAACTGAAAGGAAAATCAAAAGACGATACGACGGCGTCGTCGTTATTATCTTTATTATCTTCTTTATTATTGGTAATCATATTGATTAGGGGGTCTAATCTCTGTGATGAGGGGGTCTCCTCATTTTGATTAGGGGTATAATCATTTTGATTAGGGGGTGTAGTCAAATTGATTACCCCCTCTAAATCGCATACTTGGATTGAAATGTCTTCAATTTCAGGACGATTAAGTAAGTGAATAAACCTCTTATCACCTAATGGTTGAAAGGTGTTTATAAATCCTAATGTCTTCAACCGAGCAATTGCTCGTGTAATCGTTGGAGTTGAAACTCTTAATAATCTACCAGCATACTCATTACTGAAACAGATATTCTGTTTAGCGTCATTCAAGGAAATTATCCACGACATAAGCAAACACTCAATCGTGGATAAATCCTTGTAAGGTTTATACAATATGAATATGTCCTTACTCATTACTTAAACTCACTTACCTTAAAAATCTCTTCAAGGTTTTCTTCAGGTTGAACCACAATATGTCCCCAACGAGCGTTTTTATGTGTAGGGTCAATCATTCCCAAATGTATCTTGGTAATGAGGGGACGACTTACTCCATACTTTTTAGCGATTTCTTCGTGTGTTAATTCTCCTGTAAGAATGTGTTTCTTGATGTTTCTTACTTTCTGTGCGGTTAGTTTAAGGTGTGCCATAATTTAATTTATTTTAGATAGGTTAATTGGTCTTGTAGGTTGAAGAAGTAATCCTCCCGTTTCAAGTTCTTTTCCCGTGTGTATAACTCATCACGGACATCTTTTGATGCTCTTATGTGTAATGTCTTTTTGACTTCGTTAGAACGAAGATTTTGTGGGGTTTTGTTTTCTTTGTCTTTCATAATCATTTCGGTATAACAATAAATAGTTCCATTTGTATCAAAAGTCAAGTTGGAGCATAAAAATATTTTACCTATATTTGTGGTATGGTTGAAATAATTAGGAGCACGACAATATCAATCGGTAAAGAAAATACCGACTTTCGTGTTAATGTCCTTAAATCTAAAATTACAGGTAAAACTACCTATGAGTGTTTTTACTTCCTATACGGACGGGAATACCACCAATTTAACCATTCACATCACGGACTGATGGAACGCTTTTACCATTTTGTGAAAATGGTTGGCTCGGGGAAAACTCCCTCACTTCCTGTGCGTGTTCTTTACAAACTTCAATACGAGCACTTGGTGATGGGACAACCTTTACCAAATCAGGACTACTTGAGCATCGTTGAGCATACCCTGTAAGGCTTTCACCACGACGATATGTTGGAAAGTAATTTGCCATTATCCACAACAACCATAAGAAGACCAAGAATTGAATGCTTGGTTATTTCTACTCCAACGAGCTCTTTGACCCAATACCATACCACCCGCAGCATATTTGTCCCTCGCATTACTCGGTTGTTCTCCGTTGGTAATCATAAAGGTATATTCAGGGAAGAAGTTTTGGTTCCAGTATAACCAGTTCTTACATCTTTCACTATAGTATGTAGATAAGTCCCTACACTCTTGTTTCATCTGTCTATAAACGCCAAGGTCAGCAGATGTTGAAAACTCACTTGAAGGACTTTGTAATCCCTTGTTGGCATACTTCGCCAAGAGGTTTGTAGTTAGATAAACCTGTGTCGCATACAATACGACATCTTGAAGGTAATTATCCAAAAGATATTTGTAATGATGATTTGCGGGGTCTGTAATAGTCCCACTCTCAATCATATCGTTAATTTGATTGAATAACTTATCACCCAACAAATCCCTTGCTTCTATGAAGTGAGCCTGTTGTAAAGCGGGTAAAATATTACCTTCCAATAAAGAATAATCTACAGGTAGATTATTACGGACATAATCGGTGCTGATATAATAAATCATAAGTTTTCTGTATTCTGGAAGTGGTTAATAATTTGGACTGGTTTATTGTATTTTAATGCCAATACATTTTCAAGTCCCATATTCATTTTTTCAATCTGTGGTTTAATAACGAAATCTACCAAATGTTGTGTTGCTGTTTTGATTTCATCTGCGTTGGAAGAAAAACCATTTGCGACCCCAATATGAGCCCCAATCAATAATGGGGACGAGATTTGATTAGCCGAAATTGTCGCAGATTGTGCCAAGGTTAATACATCAATATACAACGACGAGTTTGCGTTGTTTGAAATCGTTTCAATCACAGGTCTTGTATCAGGACTATCACTAAACGACAACATCAACTTCTGTCCCCATTTACCACTATAAGACCTAATCAATTCCTCGTAGATTTCTTCTTTTTCCTGTGGGGTAGGAGAACCTATCAAAGACACATTTAAGTTCGGTAAAAGTGATGTGGCAAGGTTGGTCTTGTGGAACTCCCATATTTCACTTTCCAATACAGCAGAATTAACCCCTGACTGCCAAGGTAATAATGGGTAAAACTTGTTATTACTTGGTGTATAATTTTTCCAATAGTAGATTTGTCTTCCACTTCTATCTACAGGATTTAACCCGTCAAAACGAGTAATAATTTTTCTTTGAGCCTTCCAATTTTCACAATAGTAATAATTTTCAATATCTCTTTCGTGTTGCTCTTCCAAAGGTTTTTTAACCCTAATATTTTGGAATGGTAAGTGGTAAATGCTTTCAACATTATTACCATCTTTAGACCATATTACCTCAATAGCAAATCCACCGAAAATCCATACATCAGCAAGTAATTTATAATATAATTCACTAATACTTTCATAACGATTTACCATCGTATTTCCCATACCTTCAATCTCTACACCTTTACCAAAACTGATGGTAATTTTACTATTCAAGCATACCGCTAATGTAGCAGATTTTTCCATCAACTCTAATACGAATTGGGGGTAGTCGTTCATATCACCCCACCACAACCATTCGTCCTTTTTGATACTACGCTCAACATTCTCACGAACATCAAGCCTATACATATCACCAGGTGCTAAATTGTATGAGTTGAAGATTTGTTTATTTACATTATTCATATTCTATAAATAGTTTTTTTTATCTTATTGTGTGAAGGATAAATCCTGGCACATAATTCACATTACTTGTTGTAGTCAAGGTCGCACTATCACTAGCAGTCCAAGTTGTAGGGAAACTTGAAATTGAATATATGTTTGACGCAATATTAGTATAAGAAGTAGCTGCTGAATTAAATGGTGTGATATATTGTGTGCCAGCGTTGTTTAATACAAAACCATTATTCCACATTAAAATACCATTAGAAAAGTAAAAACCTGGTTGAATTGCTGATTGACCGAAACGACATACAGGAGTTGATGCTGCGTTGAACTTTACAACAATAAAGTAGAAGCCAGGACCAGTCCCACTAAACGATAAAGGTGAAGAGAATGTCCCTGTTTTGAACCCTGTAGATGATGCTGAAATGTTTATCGTATCACTCAATTTTTGATATGGGATATATCCGTAAGTGTCGTCATATTGTGCGTTGTAGAACGCCACATCAACGCTTTCACCTGTCCCCAAAGTCAAGCAGTTCATAGTGAATGCTGAATATGAGTGTAAGCCATTATCGTAAAAGAATGTTGAAGATAAAACATTCTGCGAACCTGCTGTCGGTATTGCTGTTATTCCAATACCACTACCATAATATTTGGCAACTGCTGGTCTATAAACATTAAAAATGTTGGCTCCCTCAAATCTGTTTTCTGCGATTTGAACGCCAGTATCGTTTCCAAGACCATCTTGTAAGGCTTGAACCGATTGTGTAATACCCGTAGTAGCGGTCTCTAAATTAAGGACGCCAGGGTATGATGTGTTGATTGGTAATGATGATAAATCTGCCATCGTTGTATTTCTTATTCTATAATTATCGGCTCAACCCATTCAATTAAAGGTAAGTTTTTTACCCAAGCATTTTGGGGGTATATTGACCCGTTTATTTCTTCTTGGGATATAACCCAATTCGGCGGTGTATTTCCATCTAAAATTGGAAAGAAATACCAATCTGGTTGAACTAATTGTCCCACCAAATCCGTCTTTTGTTGTTCTGTAAGTTTTCCTACTAATATCATAATCTTCCTAACGCTGTGTTAAAGTTAGTTATAATTGTGTTTAATGTGGATACTTCACCACCTGTAAGTGCTTGATGTGTTTGGAACCAGTTGTATTCTCTTGAAGTTCTTGTATTTGGACTACCATTTGAGTTCTTACACATTACGAATACATCTCTTGTAGGTCTTCCATAAGATACAATAGTTTCAGTTCCAAGAATAGTTCCACTATTATAACCTTTAACACTTGTGCTGTCTGTTCTTTGTAGAACATTAAATCCACTACTAGGACTATTAGAATAACTATAAGTCAAACCAACTAAATCATCTTGGATAGTTCCAACCATATTACCAGAGTTTCTAATATTCATTTGAGTTCTGTAATCAGCATCTTCAGCACCCATATCAAATTGCTGCGTTCCATTTTGGCTTATATCACTTCTTGAGTATAAACCATAACCAAAGTCGTTGATAGAAGCTCCATCACTTACTTCGTCCCAACCAGTATTACCATAACCATTTACTCCGTTTCCTTGAACTCCCGTTGAACTGAAGGTAATACCACCATTCCAAGTCATCGTGAATGTGCCAGGGTTCTTTGCGTTGATTGCGGTTGATGCTGAAGTCCCACCCAGCGTTGGATAGAACACATACAATTTACTCCAAATACCAGTATCCTTCAACTCGGCAAATAATGAGTAAGTTGCCGCTGATATTGTTGGAGTTAAACTACCACCAGCACTAACAATAGAGTTCAAGTAAGTTGTGGCATCACTATCAGGTGTTGAACTACAACCATTAAATCCTGCTGGTTGTGGGAAACCACCAACAATCAACCAAGTTGCGTAGTTGCCAGGAGCCATTTGATTTGAGTAGTATGCTGTTGGAACAGGGATTGTAAGACCAGCATCTAAATAAACCTGTTGTGAAGTGGTTAAACAAGCCCAACAAGTTAGAGGAGCACAACCACCACAATTACCTAAATCTTGTGCGTAAACATTAAAGTATGGTGCTATTTCACAAGCGTCATCTTGAGTTGATGCTGAAGAAACCAAGAAACTAACAACCGCAACAGGTGTAGAACTTGGCGTCGGCGTAGGAGTAGGGGTCTTGGTCTGTGTAGGCGTTGGAGTAGGACTATATGGAGGGACTGGTTGGCACTCACTCCAAGTATTAGCATTACAAGACCAACAATCCGTAATCGCAGACCACGCACAATCAAAAGTTGATGGGGTTGAACTCGGTGTAGGAGTATTGGTTGGAGTTGAACTCGGTGTTAAAACAGGAGTTGAACTTGGTGTATTGGTAGGAGTTTGGGTTGGGGTCTCCGTAGGAGTTTGTGTCTGTGTAGGAGTATTGGTAGGACTAACCGATGGGGTTATAGTCGTTGTAGGAGTATTCGTAGGTGTTTGAGTAGGCGTAGGAGTTGGACTTACACTCTCGGTTGGAGTATTAGTTGGCGTTTGGGTTGGGGTCTCCGTAGGTGTTTGAGTGTTGGTTGGAGTAATCGTAGGTGTAGGACTTACACTTTCAGTAGGTGTAATGGTAGGAGTTGTGGTAGGAGTTTGAGTTGCGGTAATTGAAGGTGTAATAGAAGGCGTAGGTGTAGGACTAACACTCTCGGTAGGAGTATTAGTTGGGGTAATTGACGGAGTAATACTTGGGGTATTAGTCGGTGTATAAGTTGGTGTTGGACTTACACTTTCAGTAGGAGTTGTGGTTGGAGTAGAGGTCGTTGTAGGCGTTGGAGTAGAGCTCGCACCAGGACTACCACTTGGACTTGGTGTAATCGTGTTTGTAGGAGTTATAGAAGGAGTTTGAGTGGTCGTTGGTGTCGTTGTATTGGTTGGAGTAATTGAAGGGGTTAGAGACGATGTAGGCGTGTGAGTAGGAGTAGTGGTAGGTGTTTGGGTAGGTGTAGTAGTAGGCGTAGTGGTTTGTGTCGGTGTCTTGGTAGGACTTACCGATGGACTAACACTTGGAGTATTCGTAGGTGTTGTGGTAGGTGTTTTTGTGGGGGTAGGAGACAACGAAACCGACGGAGTGATACTTGGGGTCATCGTAGGGGTTTTCGTCGGTGTAGGAGTGGTAGTTTTGGTAGGCGTTGGACTTGGTGCTATTGGTGTAGCATTTGGATTGTAGATTACATTATTTGCGAAGTTTTGAGTATTACCTGTGTAGAACTCATTATCCTCTTCAACGAATATAAATGATAAACTTGTTAATAACTTTTCTGCGGCGTAATTGATGTTGGTAGATAAAACAGATGTTTCATAAATCCCCAACCAATATTCGTTATTCGCAGTAAGATTAAGATTTACAGGACTAGCACCTGAATATATGAAATTGGTCGCACCACTTAAGAAAGTATTGAACTCAAATACATCATATTTGTTGGCATAAAATGATGGATAAATTGAGGTAATATTTCGTGGTATAAATGATATAATTTCTCTTGTTTGAGCATTCTGTAATCTCCACAAATAATAAGGGGTTGCTAGTGTCTTGAACTCACTAACATTTACGAATATTTGGTTGGTTGCGTTTTGTTGAATGTATATCATCTTATGCGTTCATATAATTTGTAATGATGGTTTGGAAACCTGGCATATCTGCTGATGATAAACCTGCTCCACTAAACCAAAAACCAGAAGTCCAACTGAAACTACCAGTTGTGCCAACACCATTAAAGTTTAAGTATAACTGACCTCCAGCAACACCAACATCAACAGCGGTCTTTGTTTTAGAGGTTTGTATTCCGTCATTTTGGAAGAATATGGTTGTATCACTTGTAATAACTCCATCAATAGTTGCTCCCTTAAATCCAAGACCCGTGAAGTCATAACTATCAGTCAATCCAACACCTCTAAATATATTTTGTGCGGCACTTACATTATACTTCGCATTATTCCAAGAGTTATTATCGGTGCTCCACATTATATTAGTTCCCGATGAAGAATTGGCTACAAAATCAGCAACATAAGTTCCTTCACTATTTCTAATACTTGTGGTTGTAATTGGATTTATTCCACTACCCACATTCGTTCCAATTCTCATATAGTTTTCGTTGGTAAATCTCCAACCTTGAGTAGTATGAACTGGTGGATTTACACTACCTGCGTGAATTAGTAAAGAACAAGTTGTTAAAGATGGATTTATCCAATCTAAAAGGCTAAATGATGAACTACCACCACCAGTTAAATCAACCTTAAACATATACAAATGACCTAATTTAGCCCAATAACCAGCGGCTTTCAAATCAACGATAAGTTGGTTCTGTAATACCTTTTGTGCGTAAGATGGTGCTGTAAATCCTAATGTTGCCGCTCTTGAAAGGATTGCGGTGTATTCAGCGGTAAATGTTGTAGGTGTTGAAGTGGGTGTAGGCGTAAGAGTAGGCGTAGGTGTTATTGTAGATGTAGGTGTAGGACTTGGACTTGGAACGGGACAAGACACGGCATTACCTAAATGCCCAAATCCGTCAATTTGATATACAACATCACCCGCAGATAAATAAGTGAAATAAGGAACAGGTATTGTTAAAGAACTATCCTGCCAAAGTGTTTGACCGAATGTAAAGAATGGTTCGTTAGAATATAATTCTAATGTTTCAGCCGCAGCACACGCTAAAGATGCTGTTGTTCCTGAACCAAAGTATTCACTATAAACCACCGATGAAGGTGATGGCGTAGGAGTTGTAGTAGGCGTTGTAGTAGGCGTTGGGGAAACCGAAGCAGGAGTTGTGCTCGGTGTAGGCGTAGGTGTTTTGGTTGGCGTCGGCGTAGGAGTTGGGGTTAATGGTTGAGTTTCAGGAAACAATACAGGAGGCACAAAACCCCCAAAATTGAATAACTCATCACCATTAAGGAATGTTGTTTGTAATGATTTATATTTCGCCATTAGATAGTATTTCTTTCGTTTGAATTATTAGATTATCTACATTAACCTCACCTGTGGTCTCACTAAAATAAATATATCGTGTATCTACTAGCAAATCATCTTTGTATAATTC